TTTCGACGTAATGCCGCCGACCTCGTTGCCGACGACGCTGCCCACTGCATTCCTGGCCGCGCCCGCAATGCTGCTGGTCATGCCGTCGATACTGAGCATGTTTTTCAGGTCGCCGATATCGCCCAGGCCGACCATGGCCAGCACGCCGTCGTCGTCGCGCTTGAGCGCAATGGTGAACTCGACGCGGCGCGCGCCGCCGCTGCCGTCCAGGATGCTGCGCCCCTCGGTCATGCTGGTGATGCGGTAGGAGCCGAGTATGCGGCCCGTGCCCTGAATCAGAATCCACGATTTACCCGTGTCTGCCATCATGCGCAGCGCATCGAGCGAGTACAGGGAGCCGGTCAGCTCCGGCGCCACCCAGCCCGACAGGGTGATGGTGTCGTCGCCTGGCCCCACATACTGGTGCGCGTCGCGCAGACCCACGCGGGCCGTGTTGGCGTGCTTCCATTCCGTTTGCCGCTGCAGCTCGTGATAGGCCAAGGTCGGCAGGCTGAAGACGAACATTCCTAAAATCATCATCATTGTGTGCTGTTCTTTCTTAATCGTGGTCGCGCAGGGACGAGCGGATGCGTGCCGCTTTTTCGCGGTCGCGCTGATCGAGCGCCACGCTCACTGCGCGCGCGATGGCCTGGGGATCGGTGCCGGCCTGCACGTGGAAGGTGATTTCGATCTTGTCGCCCTGGATGGTCATTCCGGCGCCAAACCCGCCCTGGGCCAGCGGGGCGCGCGTGTCGAAGGCGCTGGCGGGCAGGGCGGTTGCCGTGCCGATGGCGATGCCGGCGCCCAATTGCGTCAGGTGCTGCGCCAGTCCCGATACCTTGGCAATCGGCGCCCCCACGCTGCGGTCCAGGCCCACGGCCAGGCCTTGCATGGTGTAGTCGCCCAGCTGGGCAAACACGCGGCTCGGGCTGTGGATGCCCAGCTTTTCCTTGAACCAGGCAATGGTGCTGGAACCGGCATTGCTGATGGCGTCCTTGACGGCGCCCATGGACCCGGTGATGCCGTTGACCAGGCCGCGCAGGATGTTGGCGCCGAACTCGGTGAACTGGGCCGGCAGCTTGATGCCGAACCAGCCCAGCACGCTGGCAAACGCCTGGTAAAACACGCCCAGTGGCGACCAGTTGAGAATCAGCCCGGTGACGCCCAGGATACCGCCGGCAAAGGCCGTCTTGACCTGGGACCAGATACCGGCGAAGAAACCCGTAATCGGCTCCCAGTATTTATAGATCAGGTAAGCGGCGCCCGCGATGGCTGTCACGGCCAGGCCAATGGGGTTCAGCATGAGGGCGCGGCCCAGCCACAGCACGATGCGGCCGACCCACATGAAGGCGCCGCCCAGGCCGCGCAAGATGGGCGTGAGCACGCCGCCCTTTATGCCCATCTTGGCAAACATGACGTGCAGCATGGCATACGGGCCGACCAGGGCGGCAATGCCCAGCATCATCGGGCCAATGACCAGCAGCAGGCCGGCCAGCACGGCAAAGGCGGTAATCATGACCTTGGCCACGGTCGGGTTGCGCTCCATGAAGCCATTCAGGCGCTGCACGGCACTGATGGCAAGTTCCAGCCCCTGCGCATACAGCGGCAGGATTTTTTCGCCCATGGTGAGCTTGAGGTTGGCCAGCTTCGATTGCGCCTCCAGTTCCTTGCCGGCGGCCGAGTCGCGACCCAGCTTTTCCAGCTTGCCGATATCGGCGGCGCCACGGTTGAGTTTTTCATTTTTGTGGATCTGCACGCGCTGCAAGTACATCTGCGAATACAGGTTCGATGCCGTGCGGTTGGAAAAGATGCTGCCAATGGCGTCGAGCACCTGTTTCTTTTCCGTGATGCCCTTCTTGGCCAGTTGCGGCAGCAGCACCTTTTCCAGCCATTCGAACTGATTTTCGCGGAACAACTCGGCGCCCAGCAGCGCACCGGGATCGAGGAACGAGACTTGCCCCGCCTTGTCGTGCTTGACCTTGCTCTTGTCGCCAATCAGGCCGAACTCTTCCAGCTTCTTGGCCGAACGCTTCGTCGTGCGGCCCTGGTACAAGTTCTGGTAGGCGCTCATCAGGGACGTGCCGACGCGGTTGCCGCTCATTTCCTGCACCAGCGGCTCCATCTGGTAGTAAAAGGCATCATCTTTCAGACCCTTGGCGGCGATACCGCCCGTCTTGATCATGTTCAGCCACTCGTTCGGGCCGACGCGCCCGCCCGTGGCGGTGATGACCTGCTGCACGATATTGGCCTGGGCTTCAAACTTTTCCTTGCTCTCCAGGCCGCCGCGCAGCTCGATGACCTTGAGCATGTCCATGAACTTGCGTTCGTTGTCGGCGCCTTCTTCCTCGCCAAAGAAGGCGTGATTGGCAAACTTCATCTTGGCTAGGGTAGGGGCGACCATTTCCGCATGGTGCACATCGGCGAAGGCACTCATGCCGTCGCGCATGAGCTGCAGGTTGTCGAGCTGGCTGGTACCGTAGGTTTTCATGTTGCGCGCAAAGGCGACGGCCTCGGCCGATACTTTATCGCCCAGGCCCAGCGCGTTGACGCGGCCCACCTCCGTTTGATAGTGCTTGGCCTCGTTCAACCCCTTGACGACGGGTGCGCCGAGCACGGCGCCCGTGGCGGTGGCGCCAGCGCCGGCCATGGCCAGGTTGCCCGCCTTGTTGCGCAGTTTGTCGGCGTGCTGGGTGGCGTTGGTGACGCGCTGCTGCCTGGCCGCCGCATTGGCCAGCTTCTGCTGCTGCAGCGTCATGGTTTTGTTGGTGGCCTCGATCTCGCGGCGCAAGGTGCGCTCGTGGTTGGCCAGGTCTTTGGTGCCGATGCCGGCGCCCGCCAGGCGCTCGCGCATGACCTGCAATTGCTGCGCCTGCTGCTGGCCGGCCGTCTTCAAGGCGCCAGCCGCTTTGACGGCGGCGTTAAACTCGCGCGTCATGGCGCGCGTGGGCGCTTCTGCCTGTTTCATCTTGGTGGCCAGGCTGGCCACCTTCTGCTGCGCCGCTTCCAGCTTGGTGCGCGTGGCGTCCAGGCCGCCATGCAGCTCGCGGAATTTGCCGATGTTCTTTTGCTGGGCGTTCAAGTCGCGCAAGCGGTCGCTGGTGGCTTTCAGTGCCTTGGCCGTATCGCTGGAACCGCCCATGATTTTCTTCAGCGGGCCGGTAATCTTGTCCAGTGCCGCAAATACCACCTGTAATTTCAGATCCCGACCAGCCATCTATTCCGCTCCGCTTCGCTGCCTGGCGCGCTCGCGCCAGGCCATCAGTTCATCAATCGTAAAGCCGTCCATCGCTGCCGGCGTCCAGTGGAAGACGCCGGCAATGTCGGCCATGGCGTTTTCTACTTCGCCGGGGATACCGAAAGGCGATCTGCTTTGCTCGCCAAAAAACCGGCAACCTCGGCGCCCACGGCCAGCAGGTCGGCCGGGTCCATGTTGGCGATGTCGTGCGCGGTCAAGGTCGGCTCGGTGATACGCGGCAGCACGATCTGCAGGGCCGACACGTTCAGGTTGGCCAGCTCGATCAGGGAAATGCCGCGCAGGGCGCCCGCCTTGGGTTTACGTACGGTGAGCGAGGTGATGAAGCTGTCGCCGCGCTTGATCGGGTCGTCCAGCTCGATGACGGCTTGGTTTTGGGTATCGTTGTTCATGGTGTTGTCCTTGTGGTGTGGTGAAAAGTAAAAAGGGTAATTACAGGCCGATGGCCTTGCGGATGGCGGCATTGGTGTCGCCGCCGCCGAAGTTCTCGGTGCCGCTCATGAAGTCCAATTCGATGACGGTGGCGCCGTCGATCAGCAGCTTGTAATAGCTGCACGCCATGGTGTATTTATGGGTGGTGTCGTCGCCCATCTTGGCGCCGCCCATATCGATTTCCTTGTAGCGCCCGCGCACGACGACCTCGACGGCCGCGACCGTGCCGTCATCGTCTTCCTGGTACGCGCCGGCAAAGCGCAGTTGCACGGCGCCGTGCGTGTGTGCGCCGTACTGTTTCAGGGCTTCGGCGATCAGGCCACCGCCGCTCCATTCCAGCGACAGCGCCTCGTTGCCGAAGTCCACGGACACGGGGCCGCTCATGCCACCGGCGCGGTACTCTTCCATCTTGCGGCTCAGCTTGGGCAAGGTGACTTCGGGCACCATGCCCATGAAGGAAACGCCGTTCTGGAACAAGTTAAAATTTTTCAGTTTGCGGGGCAGGCCCATAATTTCTCCAGTATTGCAATGCGCCCGCGCTGGCGCGGGCAGGATGGTGATGGCGATTACGCCGCAATGCGCGAGGCGAAGTCGGCCAGGTAGCGGTCGGTAATGCGCTGCTGGAATTTCAGGTTTTCCAGCGGCGGCACGGGCGTGTAGTCGTAATCGATGGCCAGCTTGCCGTCTTTCAGCGCCGTCTTGTCGTTGTACTGCTCGTCATACCAGGCATGGCCGTCGATGATGTAGCCCTGCAATTTCAGGTCGCGGAACTTGGCGTTGATGCTTTCGAGCAGATCGCGCACCAGCGACGGATGCAAGGGCAGATCGACAAAGGCGAAATGCGCCTCGGCGATGGTGTCGGCCAGCACCTGGGCCGTGCGCGTGTAGCTCTCAAAATAGAAGAAGCCGCCCGGCGCCTCGCAGGTGCGCGAACCCCAGAAGCGATAGCCGCCCATGTTGATCAGGGTGGTGATTTCCTTGGCGTTGAGCACGCCGGCATCGGTGGCCGGGTCTTGCAGGTCGAAAAACACGTCCTTGCTGATGCCGGTCGGGCCATTGACGACGACGTTGGACAGCGACTTGTGCCAGCCCGTTTCCTCGTCGATCTTGGCGCGCAAGCCCATGGCGTATGCCACGGCGGACATGCTGGCCTCGGCGCTGGTGGCGGTGTCCCAGCTGACAAAGTCGGGCCAGATGAGCATGACTTCGCGCTGGCCGAACTGGGCGCGGTAGGTGGTGGCGGCCACGGCGTTGCTGCAGCCGTAGGCCGACGCATACACGAAGCCGCGCAGCTTCTGCGCTACGCCGGCCATGGCCGTGGTGACTGCCTTGGTGTCGAGGCCCGGCGCACCCAGGATGCGCGGCTTGACGCCGAGCTTGCTTTGCGCGGCCAGCAGCGCCTGCGCGCCCAGGTACTTGCCATCAGGCGAGACGCCGCCCACCACGTTGCTGGTCGTTTCCACTTCCGTCTTGCCTTCGCTCACGCGCACGACGACGGTCAGGGGCTTGGTTTGTGCGGCGATGGCTTCCAGCACGCGGTACAGCGTGCCTTTCTTGCCGGCCTTGGCCATGGCCGCTTTCACGTTGGTGACGAGCACGGGCGTGTTGAGCGGGAAGGCCAGCGCGTCGGCGTCGTCGGCGGTGGCGATCAGGCCCAGCACGGCGGTGGACACGGTGCGGATGGGGCGCGAACCCTCGTTGATTTCAATGACGCGCACGCCATGGTGGTAGTCGGTAGGCATGGATGGCTCTCCTGGTGGAAGGTAAAAGGGCGGATTCAGTCTTCGCCGCTGGCGGGCAAGGACACGGAAACGGGGATGCCGGCATCGGTGAAGGCGCGGCGGGCCTCGTCGGGCAGGGAACTGGCGATGCGCAGCAATTCGGCGCAGACGGCTGCCTGCAGCACTGGCAGCGTCTGCGCGGCGGCGATGCCCGCGCAGGTGGTGATGTCGAGCAGGTCGGCACGCGCCGCTGCGATGGCTTGCACGGCCAGCATGTCACCGCTGGCCAGGGCGGCAAAGCCGATGCCGGCCAGGCGGTTGAGGATCGCCTCGCGCCTGGCGCGGACCGATTCCAGGAAAGCGCCGCGCACGGCGGCATGGCTCGCGGGTTCGGCAAGACGAAATTCTGGCTGGCCGTCGGCGCCCGCGACAATGGTGCCGGCGCTGCAGTTTTGTGCGGCATGCAGCGCGTCGTAGGCATCCTGGGATACCTCGACGGTATCCGCCGGGATGGCATCGCCGTGGACGGCATCGGTATAGAAACCGCGTGTTTCACTAGAGAAATAGATTGTCATGATTAAGATCCGATGGCCAGCCAGTCAAAAATAACTACGCCTTGGATATAGGTGCCGCTGCTGTAGGTGATGGCCTTGACCTTTGCGCCCGTCAGGGACTTCTGATATGAGCCGACACAGGAAAATCTGGCGGCGGACCATGCCCCGGCAGCCGATTCCGTGACCAGCACCTGGGAACAGGATTTGGGAAACGAGACGGGGAAAGTGATGTCAGCGAGTCCCTCGCTGGTGATGCCGGAGCCGCGTTGCACGAGCACGCCGCTGGGCAATTTGAAATGGCCGTTGCCCTCCAACGATGCGAAAAAATCGGCGTTGCGGCCCATGTCCGCAGTGGAATCGAGAATTTGCCATGAGGCGTTACTAATTGCCGTCAACGTCACACTTTGGCCAGGTTTTACTTGTACAGATGGCACTTGCGATACATTGAAGGAGAAGATGGCACCAGCTGCAGGGACCACCGTCCCACTGACACTTGCCGCAAACACCTTGATGGAGCGCCCGGCGATCTGGCCGCCACTCAACAGGTCAATCGGGCGCGGCAGTGTCAGTGTGTAGCCGGCGGCATTGAACCACAGCACCTTGCCGATATCGGCCGGCGTTACCGCACGCGATCCCGCAATAATGTCGTAGCCGGAAAAGCTGCCCAGTGATTGCTGCACAAATTCCGTGGTGGCGATCCTGGTATCGGCCGAAAATTTGGGCGGAGTCGGCGCGACGTTGTTGAAGTAGTTGGCAAAATCAGGGTTGCGCCACATTTCCGCGGTCGAGTCGATCACCTGCCAGATGGCGTCCCCGGTGGCCACCAGCGTCACGTACTGGCCCGCCTTGACTTCGATGCTTGCCACGCCGGCCACGTCGTAATTGAGCGAAACGCCAGCGGCAGGGGCCAGCCGTCCGGTTTTACCGCCGAAGCCGAAGAAGTGAACGCAGCGGCCGGAATTAGTGGCGATCCCCAGGTCGCCCGGCTTGGGCAAGGTGAACACTACGTTGTCGCCCGAGAAGTAGAAGCCCTTGCCCAGGTCGGACACCATCAGGCTGCGCGATGCCGACAGCGCACCGGAACCGACGATGTTGCCCATTTCTTGCTGCACGAATTCAGTCGTGGCGATTTTTTTGTTTGCCGACAGCTTTGCCTGGGTCGGCGCCAGGTTGTTGAAATAGTCCGCAAAATCAGGGTTGCGCGACATGTCGGCAGTCGATTCGATCACCTGCCATCTGCTGCTGCCCGTTGCCATCAAGGTGATGGATTGCCCTGGCTTGACGGTGACGCTTGGCACGTTAGCGACATCAAAGCCAATGCTGACGGCGAGCGCCGGAACAATCGTCCCTGAATAGTTCAGCCCGAAGAATTTGACGCATTTGCCGGAGTTGCCGGGAATGCCAATTTGTTGAGGCTCAGGAATGTTGATGAACCGGCCTGTGGCAGTAAAGTACAGGGCGCAGCCGATATCGTCGGCCGTGAGCGTGCGGGTTTCCGACACTTCGATGCAGCGCACCATGTTGCCCTGTGCCTGCTGCACAAATGCGGCATTGGCCAGCTTGGTGGAGGTGTCGAACTTCGGCAGGGTCGAAACCGTCCGCATGCTGTACTGCGGATGCGGATCGGCGGCGGCCAGGTGCGCGGCCATCTGCGCATCGCTATAGCCGCGCACGACGATATCGCGGTCATCGACATACTTGCGGGTGGCCAGGACGATGGCCGGATCGATTTTCAGTTCGATGGCCGCCGTGCTAGCGACGATCAGCACCACGCGCACCACTTGTGTGCGGCCGCTGCCCTCGGCCATCAGGGGCTTGTAGCTGGGCGGACAGTTGGCCACGGCGCACAGGTCGCCGGCCTCGTCATAGATGCCGATTTCGCGTATCCACCAGCCGCCCACCTCTTCGGGCAGCACCTGCTCGACGATGATCTGGCTGGCGTTGGCCGGGTCGATGCTCAACTGGTTCAGCCCGGCGCGGCGCACTTCGCGCACCAGCGCCTTTTGCGTGCGCACGGGAAGCGGCAAGGTGCCGTTGCCGTCGCCCACGGCCATGTTCTTTAGTTTCAGGGTTTGCCCCAGGGCGATGGCGTTGGCCAGCTTGGCCTCGCCCACTTCGGTGAGAATGGCGAAATATGTGCTCATGGATAGATGGTCAGGGTGTCGATGGTATGGGATGCGCCGGCTTGCCATAGCTTGCCGCGCACTTCGATGGTTTCCGCGATCCACGGATACACGGTCATGCTGTCGCCGTGATAGGTGCAGGCGCCCGCGTAGACCTTGCCGCGAGTTTCCAAATAAATGGCCAGGCCCGTCATGTGTCGGCTGACGGGCTTGGCGTCGGCAATCAGGCGTTCCATTTCCTGGAACATGGCGTCGGTGATGCCAGCGTCGAGCACGCCGACGTCGAGGCGGAAGGTGCCCGGCACGCCGGCCGGTGTGGTCTGCCACCATTCGGTGATGCGTATCAGGTAGCCCAGGGATTCCACCACGCGGCGCACGGCGGCAATCGTGCCCTTGTGCTTGTGGATGAAGTACGACGCCTTGATGGTGCCGCGCTTCGTCGATTCGGGCCAGCTGTCATCCCAGCGGTCGACGGAACAGGCCCAGGCCAGAAACGGCAGCAGGTGAACGGGGCAGCGGTCGGCATTCCACAGCTCGCGCAGCGGCACGGGCACGTTGACCAGCTCGGCGCAGGCCACGGCAATGGCGCGCTCCAGCGCCGTGCTGTTGGGCGGCAGGGTCGGAACAAGCTTATTCATCGAGCACCACCACATTCAACTTGATGCCGGTGCAGCGTGCGGCCTGGGTGGCGTTCAGTTCAATATCCGCCGCTGGCTTGGCCAGCACCACTTTGCGCACGCCCTCGACGTGCACGGCGGCGCTGCAGGCGGAACGATAAATGCTGTGGCCCAGCGGTCGGCGCGGCTGCGACACGCGCAAGGCGTTGGCGCGCGCGGCGTCCAGCAGAATCGGCACTTCCGGGCCGACGCCGATAAACAAAGTCGCCTCGATCTGGTAGTCGATGACCTTGGCCGCCTGCACCGTCAAGCGGTCGCCCAGGGGGCGCACTTCCTCGGCATTCAAGGCGCGCGCCACAGCGGCCAGCAGCTCGGCGCTGGCGATGCCGCTGGCGTCATTGGACAGCACCGTGACGGTGACGCTGGCCGGCGCGGGGCTGGTGGCGCTGGCGTCCCTGACGCGGCCATCGCTGCTGCGGGCATGGAATTCGTAGGCGGCCTTCGGGCCGGCCACGGACAGGCCGGCCGGCGCTTCCTGGATGCGCAGGCGGTAGGCGTCGTTATCTTCCATGACGGCCGCCACGGGCGGCAGGGCGTTCGGATTGGCGGGTGTGATGACCAGACGCGCTACGTTGACGTTGGCGCCCAGCTGGTTCAGGTCGCCGTCTAACGCCAGCATGACAGCCTTGCCAGCATCGTTGACGCGGTTGCGCAAGATGGTTTCCTGATACGCGTTCTCTTCCAGCAGCTTGGTGGCCGGTTCCGATTCCAGCTCCAGCAAGGCCGTGACGGCCGCGCGCTGGGCTTCCGGCAGCAGGCTGACCAGGTGGGCTTTGCGCGTGGCGAGGATGGCTTCGAAGTCCAGTACTTCCACCACGCTGGGTGCGGGCAATTGGGTCAGGTCGATGGGCGTGCTCATACGACACCCCCTTGTTTGACGGGTACGGCCAGCGTGATGCCCTGGCCATTCGCCGTGCCGTCCAGCAGCAGGGTGATAGCGCCGTCCGTGTCGCGCGTGAGCTGCACGCTGGCCAGCTGCAGGCGCGGCTCCCAGCGGCGCAGGGCAAAGGCGGTGGCGGCGTAGATGCGCAACTGCGTGGCGCTGTTCAGGGGCTGGTCGATCAGCTCGGGCACTTCGGAACCATAGCGGCGGCGCCGGATGCGCGAACCCATGGGCGTAGTGAGAATGTCTGCCACGGACTGGCGCAGGTGATCCAGGCCCGTCAGGCTGCGCCCGGTGGCGGCGTGCATGCCCATCATGGCAGTGGCCCGCCCGATTGGTCTTCGCCTTGTTTGACGCCGTCGTGCGGGTGCTTGAGCAAGCTGATGGCGCCGGCCAGCACGTCCTCGCTGGCCTTGACGGTGCCTTGCACGGCCATGGCCACACCGCCAGAGGTGCCGGCCTTGGCGTTCACGCCGCCGTTCAGCGCGGTGGCGCCGTTGACGGTGGCCGCTTGCATGACGATCAGGTTTTTCATGACGGTCAGGTCGCCCGTGCAGATGGTGCTGGGCGCGTTCGACGTCACCTTGTCGGCGGTGATGGTGGCGGTGCCGCCTGGCAGGGTGGCGGTGAGGGCGTGGGCCGCGTGGTCATACTGCACCACGGCGCCGTCGGGGTAGTGCGTGGTATGGATGCTGTCGCTGGTGTCGGGCGCATCAAATGCCTGCGAGTACAGCGCCGGCACGATGATGCCGCGCGTCAGGTCGCCGCCGGGAGAAAAGACGATCACCTGTTCGCCGATGGTGGGCGCCGACCAGGTGCGCGTGCTGCCGGCGCGCCGTGTGGCCCATTTCAGCCATTCGGTGGTGAGTGTCGGCCCGAGCCGTACGCGCGCCTTGGCTCCTTTGACCTCGGCGATGGTGCCCAGGCGGATCAGGTTTTGCAGCAAGCGGAGGAGGTCGGACAGGTCGGCGTTCATGCGGTGCATGTTGCCGAAGTCCGCGTGCGGATGCACGCGGGAGCGGGTTGATATGCGGCTTAGTGGCTAACCGAGCCGCGATTCAGGCGCAGCTCGGAGATTTGTGCAACAAAGCCATTTTCTAGTATCTGTTGATGTTTTTTAGGAAGAAGATTGAGGGCAAGATACATACCATCGTGTTAATTGGATGCAAGTTGAGGTGACGCTAGCTGGCGCATAACGTCGCGTTTACACAACAATTCTCAAAAAAACAACATCAAAATCACAATGTCGGTTTTGCAAATGCCAGCTTTCATTGTG